CTATTTTGTCGGTTTGACGACCTCCCCGACACGGCGATAAACCCTTTTGGTGATCTCTTCTGAGGTATGCCCAAGCAGCTTGCTGGCATGCTCCAGAGCGATCTCGCTGGCTGCCTTTGGCCGGATATCCCTGAACTGAAATTGACGGATGCTGGCCGCGAGCGCGGTATCGCCCTCTGCCGTGGCCTTGATGGCTGCTTTCTCCCTGGCCTCGTCCCAGCGGTTGCGTAGCATTTGCTGGCTCATCCGCAGGCCTGAGGCGTTGGTGATCAGGATCGAGGTCCGGATTCCGCTCATTGCTCGACGTTCCAGCAGGTTCTCAAGAAACACCATGGACACCAAGGAGTTCGAGGGTGGTTCGTTGTACGTCACCACCGCCGGGTCGGCGGCCAACTTGGCTGAGCTGTCGGCGCGCTATGTCTACGGTGACGAGATTGACCGATGGCAGGTGGACGTGGGGGAAGAGGGCGACCCTATCGAGCTGGCGGAGACTCGGGGGAGTACCTTTGGCCGTAACGCCAAGTTCTACTTCTCCAGCTCGCCGACGATCAAGGGCGCCTCCCGGATCGACGATCTGTTCCAGGGTAGCGACCAGCGTTACTTCTACGTCCCTTGTCCGACCTGTGGGCACATGCAAACCCTGGAATGGGAGCGCCTGTACTACTCGAAGGACTACAGCATTGTGCATTACCAGTGTGCCAACCCTGACTGTGACGTGCTGATCGAGGAATACCACAAGGGCGAAATGCTCGCCAAAGGCGAATGGCGCGCCCACGCCGAGGGGGACGGCGAAACAATTGGGTTCCACCTCAATGCGTTGTACTCGCCGCCGGGCTGGATGGACTGGCGGTCCCTGGCCAAGCAGTTCGAGAAAGCAAAAAAAGCCCAGGCTAAAGGCGACCTTGAGCCCATGCAGGTGTTTTATAACACCCGTCTGGCGAAGGTCTGGGACTCAGCGCAAGAGCAGACCAAGGCCGACACGCTGAAGACCAGGGCACGGCTGGAGGCTTACGGCCTCGGCTCGATGCCGGCCGGGGTGTTGATGATTACCGGCGCTGTCGACGTACAAGCCAACCGCCTGGAGTTTATGGCGATGGGCTGGGGCGTTGGTATGGAGCGCTGGGTTATCGATTATCAGATCGTCGCGGGCGACCCTGCGGACGAGCGCACCTGGGCGGCGTTGGACGAATTGCTCAAGGTCAAGTATCGCCATCCGTGCGGCGTCGGCTTGGGCATTCTGGCGGTGGCGGTCGACTCTGGCGGCCACCACACGGACGAGGTTTACCAGTTCTGCCGTGTGCGGCGCTGGCGCAATGTGTTTGCCATCAAGGGAGCGAGTAAGCCCGGTAAGCCAGTAATTGCCCAGCGGCCATCCATGGTGGATGTCACCTGGAAGGGCCAGACGGAGCGGGGTGGTGCCGAGCTGTGGTTTGTTGGTACTGACACGGCGAAGGACTGGATCTACAACCGCTATCCGTTCGAGGCCGGGCCAGGTGCCTTGCACTTCGCCAATGACTTGCCCGATGACTTCTTCGCGCAGTGCGTCGCTGAGCGCAAGGTCGCTCGCTACGTGCGTGGCCATAAGCGCATCGAGTGGGTCAAGGGCAAGGCAGAGCGAAACGAAGCGCTCGACCTGATGGTGTATTGCCTGGCCATGGCTCATTACTTGGGCCTCAATCGCTACAAGGAACACGACTGGGAGCGGGTCCGTCAGGCCCTGGCTCAGTCCGGGCTGTTCGACGATGCCCAGGGCATCAAGCCCGTTCAGGGCGAGCGCCTCAGCAGTACCGATGTGTCGGTGCCTGAATCAGCAGCGCAACAACTCGCACCGCAACCCGTTGCACCGGCTGTGCAATGGCGACCGGCTGCACCACCTCCACGCCGCAGCTCCAACAGCGGTTACCTGAAGAGACGCTGATATGTCCTTTACCCAGAAGCACCTCGATGCGGTCGAGGGGGCCATTGCGCGCGGTGAGAAAACTGTGCGCTACGGCGACCGCACCGTGGAATACCGGTCCATCGACGAGCTGATCAGGGCTCGCGACGAGATCCGCACCTCGCTGGTCAACTCGGCCGCGCCGCGCTCTCGCGTGGTTCGGATCTATCACGGAGGCAAAGGAGTCTGATGGCCCGACATTATCCGACGCTGAGCCGTAGCGGATTCTTGTTGCCGTCGAACATCAAGGCCAGTTACGAAGGCGCCGGAGAGGGCCGCCGGTCCACTGGCTGGGATGCTCCCGACAATGGGATCAACAGCATCAACACCCCAGCGCTGCGCAACCTGCGTGCCCGTTCGCGGGCAGCAGTTCGTAATGATCCGTATGCCTTCAACGTGATCGACAAGCGCGTCAGCAACCTGATCGGCACCGGCATCACGCCAAGACCGAGAATCGAAGACGACACCCTGCGCAATTTGCTGCAGGAGCTGTGGGACGACTGGGTCGATGAGTCGGACGCCGACGATCGTACCGACTTCTATGGCCAGCAGGCGCTGGTCGCCCGGACGGTTGAGACCTCGGGCGAATGCTTTGTGCGACTGCGTCCACGCAGTCTGGAGGAGGGCCTAGCGGTTCCGCTCCAGCTCCAGGCGCTGGCGCCTGAGTTCGTGCCTCACGACAAGTACGAGACCACGCGAGACGGTAACTTCATCCGCGCCGGGATCGAGTTCACCCCAAGCGGCAAGCGGGTGGCGTACTGGATGTACCTGGCACATCCGCGTGATGCCACGTCGCTGAACGCCGGCTACAACCAGCTGGTGCGAGTGCCGGCCACTCAGGTGCTGCACATCTTCGAGCCGGTCGAGCCGGGCCAACTGCGCGGTGTGCCGCGCCTTTCACCGGTTCTGAAACGCCTGCGCAGCCTCGACAACTACGACGACGCCGTGCTGTTCCGGCAGGAGGTGGCCAACTTGTTCGCCGGCTTCATCAGTCGACCGGCACCGGATTCTGGTCAAGCGCCGAGGGATCCGGTCACCGGCCAGCTGTTGACGCTCGACCATGATGGCTTCACGCCCATGGTCGCGCTGGAGCCCGGAACCATGCAGGAGCTAGCACCGGGTGAGGAGGTGGAGTTCTCCAAACCACCGGACGCGGGCAACAACTATCCGGACTTCATGCGACAGCAACTGATGGCCGCTGCTGCCGGTACGGGCACGCCTTACGAGATTCTCACCGGCGACATGCGGGAGGTTAATGACCGGGCGTTGCGGGTGGTCCTCAACGAGTTTCGGCGACGCCTGGAACAGCTGCAGTTTGGCGTGTATGTGCATCAGCTCTGCCGGCCAGTACGGGCAGCGTGGCTGGACATGGCGATCCTGTCGGGTGCCGTAGAGCTGGCCGACTACGCGCAACGACGCCGCGAATACAGGAAGGCTATTTTCGCCTGGTGCAAGACGACGAGCTTTGACCCGCAGACCCAGAAGCAGCTGGCCAAACGGCTGGCTGCAGAGCTGGGTTTTTCGGCAGCGGAGATCTCGGTGATGTCCTGGATGGACATCGTCTGGTGGCTCACGGATTGAGCCTGCAGGAGGGTAGCGCATGGCAAAGCTGGCGATAGCGCTGGAAATTGGCGGCGCCGTTGCAGCATCGCTCGGTGCGGCATTCGGTACGGCCCAGGGACATATCAAGAAGCTCGAGGACAAGGGCAGCCGGGCCAAGGTGCTGAAGAACACCATCGGCGAAACGATCAAGCTCAGGGACGAATGGAAGAAGGCCCATGACAGCGGGTCGGCTGCAGCGTCCGGCCTGTTACGTCGCCTGGAGGGCAATCTCGATGTCCTGAAGAAACAGGGCGTCGAGGTCGGGCGCCTTGCTCGGGAGTACCAGCGCCTCGGGCGTGAAGCGAAAGCTGCAGATCTGCAGCAGAAGGGGCGGCAGCAGATCGACGCGGGCAAGTCCTCACTGAAGTCGAACATCGGCGCCGCGGTTGTCGGCGTCGGCATGGCCGCAATACCGACGAAGATCAGCGCGGATTACCAGGCCGTGATCCGCGATATCGCGATCAAGGCCGACGTGGCCAACAAGCCCGAGGAGGCGCAGTTGACCAGGACGGTCATCGATACGGCCAAGGACACGGGCATGTCGCGCAACGACGTTGCCGACCTGGTCAACCAGCTCGTCGGTGCCGGTATGGAGCTGGACAAGGCGCTGGCCTATGCCCCTACCGCAGCCAAGTTCGCGGTCGGGCAGGGCGCCAGTGGCGTGGATACGGCATCGATGATCATGGCGCTACAGCAGAACGCCAAGATCACCGACCCCAAGGTCATGCAGCAGGCGCTCGAGGCCATCGCGTACCAAGGCCAGGCGGGCAGCTTTGAGGCCAGTGACATGGCCCGCTGGTTTCCGCAGCTGTTGGCCGGCATGGAGAAGAGCGGCAGCACGGGGCTGGAGGCGGTGACGTCTCTGGGGTCGATGCTGCAAGTGCAGATGAAAACCGCCGGCAGCTCGGATGAAGCGGCGAACAACTTCAAAAACTGGATTGAGAAGATCGGTTCTGGCGAGGTAGTCGATGCCTACAAGAAAGCTGGCATCGACTACCAGGCCTCGCTGAACACCGGTATCCAGAAGGGCATGTCGACGATCGAGTCGTCGATGGCCCTGGCCCTGAAGTATGTCGAAGCCACGGACCCGGCCAAGGCGAAAAAGATCAAGGATGCCCAAGCCGGAATCAGCAAGGAAGCGGATCCGGAGAAGGCCAGGGCTGCCCTGGATGCACTGGAGAAGTCCCTGCGTACCGGGGACTTGTTCGCGGACATGCAGGTCAAGGCGGCGCTCACGGCCTACGCGCAGAACAGGGGCTTGTACACCCAGCTGAAGAACGACTCGACCAAGGCCACCGGGATTCTGGATAAGAACCTGGCCGAGCGGCGCGAGACGTCGTCGCAGATCTGGAAGGAGACGCTGCAGTCGGTCGATGACAGCATGCGCAGTGTCGGCGACGCCATTCGGCCGGTGACAGACAAAGTCGGGCAGGGCATCAACTTTGTGGCACGCAAACTGACGGAGCTGTCGGACAAGGCGCCGGGCGTAGTGATGGGCATCGCCGGCATCACTGCCGGTGTCGGTGCGCTGCTCACCCTGTACAGCACAGCGAAGATCGGGCGCGGCGTTTGGAATGTTGCGCGTGGCCATCGCTTGGGACGCGGTGCTGCTGGCGGTGCGGGCGTTCCTCAGACCGGCAACAAGGCGATGGATGCCAGCCTTGGTGTGCTGGGCAAAGTATTTGGTGGAGCTGCTGTAAACGATGCCGGTGGCGTGCTCAGCAATGAGCCGCAGCGAGTCTTCGTCGTCAATGCCAGGGATCTCGGCGGGGTGGGTTCTTCGGTAGGTGCGGCAGAGCCAGGCGGCCGGCGCCACCGCAGGCAGCGAAGGGGGCGTGGTGGTGCGGTGACGCGCAGGTCCCCTGGTGCAAGTTCAGTCGGGCGGGTGATGCGTGGAGGTGCTGCGACCGGATTGGTGGCTGCCAGCGCGGCTGCGGATGCGGCTCAGGTCGGGCGGATGGGGCGCATGCTGGGCGCCGCCGGCAAGGTTTCTAAGGTGGTCGGCAAGCTGCCTGGCGGGAAAGTGTTCGATGCCGGCATGACCCTGGTCGACACGGCCCTCAACGCGAAAACCCAGGACGAGAAAGCCGAAGGCTATGGCACCGCGGCGGGTGGTTTGGCCGGTGCCCTGGCGGGTGGAGCTGTAGGAGCGGCGATTGGCTCGGTCGTTCCAATCATTGGTACCGCCATCGGGGGGGCTATTGGTGCGGCCATCGGCGGTATGGGCGGGGAAGACTTAGGCGGCTGGCTCGGCAAGAAGCTGTTCGGTGAGGATGAGCAGGTGGCCAAGGTGGACAAGGACAAGGGCGCGGCGCCTGGTGACGTGGCTCGCTCGATCGCCGCTGCTGCCCCGGCTCCGACGGCTCCGGTGGTCGCCCAGGCGCTCGAGCAGGCCAAGCCCAAGTCTGATCCGCCCAAGGTCGACCAGCAATTCTCGTATATGCCGAATATGGCGATCACCGTTCAAGGCGATGCCAAGGATCCGCAACAGTTGTTCCGCTCGCTCGAAGGGCTTATCCGCAATAGCTGGGATACCTGGTCGCGGGAAAACCTTGCTCGGCAGGCTGCTGGGCAACTGTTCGACGAGCCCCACGTTTAAGGAGGTGCCATGGCCTACATGGAGTCTATGCAGTCGACGCTGTCTTCGTTGATTGCCGCGGGGGAGGCTGGCCGTACCAGCCTTGACGGCATGCTCGGGCCGCTAACCGGCGCTGTGAGCGATATGACGGGGGCTGCTGCCGAGCTGGAGGGTTTGCCGATCATCGGCCCGGCCCTTGGCCAGAAACTGCAGCGCACAATGCGGGCGATCGGTGCGGCCCAATCCACCGTGGGTCGGGTGGCTTCCACCTACAGCCAGGTGGTCAGTGGCGCCACGGCGGTACAAGACCGACTCGGTTCGCTGAAGGAGCAGGCCGGAAAGGCATCGGCGGCAATCAACCGGATAGCCGGCCAGGTCAGCCCGTCGCTGGCCAACATCCTGCCAACCAGCACGCTTGCCTCGCTGGCGACGCCGGCGGCCGAGGCAATCAAACCCTTCCCGCACCTGCTGATCCTGCAGCCGCTTGATGCCAAGCAGCAGCCGTACTACTTCAACCTGGACACCGCCGCATTCGACGAGCTGCGGCGGCAGACGGCAGCGCGCTGGGCTGGCCAGGAGCGCCTGACGCGGGATATCGCGCAGCAGGCGGTGGGGCAGGGCGAGGACAAGATCACGTTGAAGGGTGTGATCTATCCCGGCTTCAAGGGAGGGATCAAGCAGCTGGACACCCTTCGCGCCATCGTCCGGCGGCTGCAGCCCGTCAGCCTGGTTACGGGCTATGGCGACGTGCTCGGCACCTGGTGCTTGCTGAGCATTGATGAAGAACAGGGCGCGCTGTTGGCTGGCGGCATCCCACGCAAGCAGGGTTTCTCACTGGAGTTCGTGAAGTATGGCAACGACATGCAGAACGTCTGAGGGGGATCTGCTCGACACCCTGTGCTACCAGCACTACGGGCACCTTAACGGCACGGTCGAGTGGGTGCTGCAGGAGAACCCGGGCTTGGCTGATGAACCGCAGCCCTACCGCACCGGGGTGGTGATCGTGCTGCCCGACCTTGCTGCACCATCGATCGAAACCATCGAGCTGTGGGGGTAACCCCCAGCCCTTAACGAGCCCCGCCCAGTGCGGGGCTCTTTCATTCTGGAGTGCATATGCAACCTACCTTTCGCATCGTCGCTGATGGCGCGGACATCACGGCGCTGATCAATGACCGGTTGTTGCTGCTGAGAACGACCGACAAGCCTGGGATGGACTCCGACGAGTTCGAGCTGCGGATCGATGACCGTGATGCAGCGGTTGCCTTACCCGCCCGAGGGGCGCGGATCGAGGTTTACCTGGGCTATGCGGGGCAGGCGCTGGCCCGCCTCGGGCGGTACACCGTCGACGAGATCGAAGTCTCCTCGCCGCCACGCACGATGGTCATCCGGGGCAAGGCCAGCGACATGCGCGGCAGCGGCAAGACCACGCGCAGCGGTAACTGGGAAGGCGTGCCGCTGTCGCAGATCGTCCGCGACATTGCGGCTCGCAATGGCTGGGCACCGGCCTGCCCCGTGCAGACCAAGGTCGACCGCGTCGACCAGCGTAACGAGTCGGACTTCAACTTCATCACCCGCCTGGCCAAGCAATACGACTGCACCGCGAAAGTCGCGGACGGCAAGCTGCTGGTCCTGCCCCGTGAAGCCAGCCAGGGGGCCAGCGGCAAGGCATTTGGCGTGGTCACTATCACGCCTGCGGACGTGAGCCGGTGGCAGTTCCGTCTCGGGGACCGCAGCGCACAGAAGGCCGTGAAGACCCAGCACGAGGACAAAAAGACCGGGAAGTTGGTGGTAGTCGAGCTGGGTAATGACGACGCCCCCTCGGGGCTGCCGGGCGTGCACACCGATCGACACATCTACCCGAACAAGTCCGCAGCCGAACAGGCGGCCAAGGCGAAGCTCGCTGCGTTCAACCGCACTACTGCCAGCGTGCGTTTGCAGATGCCCGGGCGCACCGACCTGTTCGCCGAGCGCTTGATCAACGCCCAGGGTTTCAAGGTGGGTTTGGATGGTCAGTACCTGGTCGACAGTGTCGAGCAGACCTTCGATGCCTCCGGCTGGTCGACCGCGGTGGAGTGCAACGGCGGCAAGAAGGGCAAGGCAAAGGCCCAGGGCAAGAAAAAGAAATCCGACAAGCCACTGAAGGTGGTCGACGTGAAACCGGCCTGAGTGGCCACAACAGGAGATTCAAGATGACTGTCACTCTCAAGCAACTGCAACAGATCCTCCCCAACGCCGGCACCCAAGCCGGCGTTTTTCTTCCTGTACTGAACGCGTCGATGGTGAAGTGGGGCATCGTCACCCCGCTGCGCAAGCGTGCGTTCCTGGCCCAGGTCGGCCATGAGTCTGGCCAGCTGCGTTATGTCCGTGAGCTGGGCGGCGATCAGTACCTAGCCAAGTACGACACCGGCAAGCTCGCTGCGCGGCTGGGCAACACGCTCGAAGCTGACGGCGACGGCCAAAAGTACCGCGGCCGTGGCCTGATCCAGGTGACCGGTCGTGCCAACTACCAGCGTTGCGGCGAAGCGCTGGGCCTCGATCTGCTCAACCATCCCGAGTTGCTCGAGCGCCCGGAGCATGCTGCCAACTCGGCCGGTTGGTTCTGGCACCAGGCCGGCCTCAACTCACTGGCCGACAAGGGGCCGTCGGTGTTCGAGGCCATCACCCGACGGATCAACGGCGGACTCAACGGGCTGGACGATCGTCTGGCGATCTACAAGCGTGCTGAGCAGGTGTTGATCTGATGTCCCTGGGCTGGAGGTGGGGCGTGCTGGCCCTGGTGTTCGGTGCTGCAGCTGGTGCGCGCCTCGCCTGGTGGTGGCAGGCCGAAGAGCTGGAAAGGCAGGCATCCGGGTATGAGCGGCAACTCGCTGCGAAAGACCTGGCGCACAGCCGAGAGCGGGAGGGCGCCGCGGTGGCAGCGCTCGTCCAGCTCGAGGAACAGCAAAAGGCCCGGCGCGCCCTGGAAGACCGCCTGCAGGTGCAGGACCAAACCCATTGGAAGGAGATGAACGATGCTCAACAAGCTCAGACTCGCCTGCGCGATCGGCTGGCTACTGCTGATCTGCGGCTGTCAGTCCTACTCGACGCCGGATCCGTTGCCGCCCAGGGTGGTGACGGTGGGTTGCGAGCGCCCGCCGGCACCGCAGGCGTGGTGGATGGAACCGTACGCGCCCAACTTGACCCAGCGCATGCTCGACGAATTATCGCCATCACCGACGACGGAGACCGGGGATTGATCGCACTGGCGGCCTGCCAGGCCTATGTGCGCGCTCATACATTGATCCGTATTCATTGATAACTTAGGGTGAAAGTCGCCAACCCGTTTGCACTTCCTGGCGATACATTTGGGGCAACTTGCACATAACGCGCACTCAGTGGGATCTGAAAAACTGACATGCCTTGTGTGATTGTTCCTGCCTTCCATTGATTGGTATTCCCAGCGGTGGTGGAGTCAGGTCCATAACCGAGCACGACGTCCTCTTTGAGGAAGCCCGGATGCTGTCGACCCAGAGCTTAGCGGCAAGGTGGTGGAGATGTTCTCTGGGTGGGCTGCATCTGTCAGTGTGACATAGGAACTGATCGCAGTACCCGGTTCGCCCCCGGAACAAGACAAGGTAATAGCGAAAGGTCGTGGATTAGGCTTGCACGCTGCGATGCCTACGGCAGTACTTTTCGTACAGAGCCTATGTCATATTTCTCTAATGTTTATATGAGTTTGACGCTAAATAGTATCGAGGTCATTGCTGAATGGTTGTTGTGCCAAATCATATATATGCTAGGCAGATTATCTGACTTGCTATGCGGAGGTGTCCTATGTACAAATATGCAAACCGCAGTTTAAGACGGGCGCAAAGTACTTTGTGTCCAAGGACTGAGGATGCTGAAGGTCAGAAGGAACCGACTGTAGTCAAGCAGATATTGACGACTCTTTTTTCACATAATATGGGGGCTATCTATCAGTCAACACTGAGGTGAAAACTCCTGAAAGCGATAGTCTTGAAGTCACTCTGTCGATAGAAACAACAGAAAAGCTGTTTCTAATAAGATCTCTGTTGCAATGGGGGAAGCTGCGACTGTAAAAGACGAGGACACCGTATTATCCACGCGTGGTCTTGGGGACTGCTCCGCGCTCGCGGTGCTTTCAGGTTGGAATGGGAATATTTACAAGCGTCGTACGTTAATTCATTTAAAAGGAAGCTCTCTGAAGAATGGCCTAAATAATGAGGAGCGTATTTATAGTTTGCTTTCAAAACTGGAAGGATCCTTGGCTGATGGTGGAATGGTGATATGGGTTGCAGGGACTAACTCTCACTCTGATGTTGGTATAGGTATGGCTTTAGATCAGCAGGACGAAGCAGGTGAAAAACCTTTTTTGAAGCTATTGCAAGCCAAGGGCGTGAGGGTAGTAGTGGCAGGTTCTGCCGGTATTAAAATCATGACAGATGGTAAAATTGAGCTTCGCGAAGGTACAGGGCGAGGGGTTTAAGCAGAGAGTCGATAGCAGAAATATTTGATGATATCAGTTCTCCTTGAGTTTTCAGGGATAATTTTATGCGGAGAGTCGGCGCACATACTCGTGCGCTGACTCACAACATGATCTTGTCTATACCCTCCTACCTCTTTGAAAGTAGTTTTTTAGGTGCGAAGGGAGTAATAACGTTAATCGGGGCAGTGGTATCTCTGGCTTCCAATACAATACCCGCTTCAAGCGTCCCATTCAGGCTGATGAGGGGAGTCTTAACCCTAGTGTCCGGGCGATTCATTGTGTGAAATTTTTCTTGAATCTCGCGGTTATCGATATCCCTATTTCGTTCAATAATCAACGGGAGGCCCTGATCCTCCTCTCTTAGTCTCCTGATTTCTTCAAGATTGGAGATCAAGGTCGTGAGATGTTTCGGATACGTCGATAATTTGTCCTTCATGATCACCTTCAATTCAGCAAATGCCTCTTTGCTCAGCATTGGTAAAACCCCAAAGGCATCTTCTGGGCTTGTCTTCGGGTGCAATAACAATCCAACGTTTTTCTTTATATTGTCCTTTCTCTCAGACAACTCTAAAAGGGCGAGTTCACAGTGAGCTAAAAATCCTTTATAGGTGTTTTTGTAATTGTCAAGCTCAGGGGTCTTGAACGTTACAGTTTCCATTTTCGACGAGATGGTGGATATTCTATCTCTAATGCCATGCTCATTTGTCAACTCAGTCGCATGTGATTTCAGCCAATCCAGCAGTTTTTTGTACGGCACCCCAATGTTGACCTGTACAGTTCTCGATACTCCGCTTGTGAGTTTCGCCGTAAGCTTATTAGCGATCACCTCGGGTTTATTCAGGTTTTTCCGCACAAACCTGGCGCACTCCAGACCACTACGCCACCGTACTGTGTCGCTCGCTATCCTCTGGATAAATAAGCGCAATTGGTTATTATCCATCAATTTCGGTGACTTGCGTTGCTCTGCGACGTAGTCACGGTACTTTTGTGAGTTGAATATTTTTTCAAAAATTTCTACATCGCAGCCCGGGACAACTTCAAAATCAGTGTTATATTGTTGCCCGATCGCTTGAAGCACGTGGCTCCCGTGTGAACCATATTTAAGGGTAGATCCTGCAAACACGGCGCCGTTACTGGAGTTCACGCCAGTCATAGGGGGGGTACTTAACTCGACCACACTATCGTTGTCGATTTCTATAATAAATCTATTGCCCGCCCATTCGCGTGTACTCTGAAGTATAGGAACGTGCACAAGAGCTATTGGGGCACTGGATATATCTGTAATATAAAATTCGCCTTCATAGCCACGTGTCTCCAAACTGCTGTAGGTCTCAACGATTCCTGCTTGAGCGCTCGAAACAGAACTATAGCGCTCATTCATGCTCAAGACCTTGGCAGAGACCGTATTGCCATGTTCTAGCGGCCTTCCTCTTAAGCTAAATGTTTCAGGTGTCTCTTGAGTCGGCGCGGCGTTCTGATGAGTTGCGCCTTCCACGCCAGTAGCCGAACTACTATTATTTTCCCGAAAACTTGATACTTCTCGATGTAGTTGGTTTATCTTCTCTCTTTCGCGCTCAAACACCCGAACGAGTCTTGCGCGCTCTTCTTTAGCCGGGTTCACCTTAGCTCGCGATTTATGCATATAATCATTAGTTAAAGCTGGGAGGGCGCCGAGTCGAGATGATGGTAAATTGTTTCTATTATTGTCAGCCGGCCGTGAAAACGGTGCAGAAACAATTGGTGGGAGGACTAGCGGCTCCCGTACTTTATCGTCCTCCAGCGATTCCTCTGCTTCTTGTGCCTCAGTAAAAGTGTTCAGAGTATCCCTTCTGAGTAGCCTTGGCTCTGCAAATTTTCTCATTGACAAGTACCTCTGCTTACATAGGGGCCTTCTAGTAGCCCGAGCGGTTAATTCGTTTTCCTACAAGCAACGATAGACTATGCGCCCAATTTCATGGATTGGTATACGCATGCCTCGGTGTAGTCGCAGCGGTGCTTGACTGTTATTGCTCATGGCTCTGTTGGGGCTCCTTGGTCTGTCCCGGGCTGAGTGGACACTGACTTAAGGAAACCCTGAAGAAGACTTCGTGATTTTGGCAAAATACCCATATTCCACCCGCTGAGTTTTCCGATGAAGCAGATGACCTTCGCCGATGCCGGGTACGCCGGCAAACGCAAGCAGACCCGTAAAGAGTTGTTCCTGATCGAGATAGATCGGGTGGTGCCGTGGAAGGGTTTGATTGCTCTGATCGAGCGGCACTACCCGAAGGGTGATGGTGGTCGTCCGGCCTATCCGCTGATGGCGATATTGCGTGTCCATCTGCTGCAAAACTGGTTCGGCTACAGCGATCCGGCCATGGAAGAAGCATTGTACGAAACGACCATTCTGCGCCAGTTTGCTGGGCTGAGCCTGGAGCGCATTCCCGACGAAACCACCATCCTCAACTTCCGTCGCCTACTGGAAAAGCACGAACTGGCGGCAGGAATTCTAGGCGTGATCAATGGCTATCTGGGTGATCGCGGCCTGTCGCTGCGCCAGGGCACTATCGTCGATGCCACGCTGATTCATGCGCCGAGTTCGACCAAGAACCAGGATGGCAAACGCGACCCGGAAATGCACCAGGCCAAGAAAGGCAATCAATGGTACTTCGGCATGAAGGCCCATATCGGTATAGATGACGAATCGGGCCTGGTGCATAGCGTGGTGGGCACGTCGGCCAATGTGGCAGATGTCACGCAGGTCGATAAGTTGCTGCACGGCGACGAAAACGTAGTCTGTGCCGATGCCGGTTATACCGGCGTGGAGAAGCGCCCCGAGCATGACGGTCGCCAGGTCATCTGGCAGATAGCTGCCCGGCGCAGCACCTACCAGAAGCTGGGCAAACGCAGCGTCCTGTACAAAGCCAAGCGCAAGATCGAAAAAGCCAAGGCGCAGGTCAGAGCGAAGGTTGAGCACCCGTTCCGGGTGATCAAGCGCCAGTTCGGTTTTGTGAAGACGCGTTTCCGTGGTCTGGTCAAGAACACGGCACAGTTGGTGACGCTGTTTGCGTTGTCGAATCTGTGGACGGCTCGCCAACATCTACTGAGCAATGCAGGAGAGGTGCGCCTATAATGGCGGGAATAGCCGCCGCGAGGTGCTCGCAGCGGCTAATAAAGACAGGAATGAGTGAGTGATCTGAGCGTTTGGATCAACTCGCCACTTTCAAAATCGGTGGCGGCCGAAGTTGGCCAGAAACACATGGCTACTTCAGATCTTCCCTCGCTTCGATGAGGTAACTGTGATGAAAGGTTCTGATTATGCTTCTATCAAAAAAACTACTGGCGCTACCCGCCAGAGGCTTGCACTTGTTAATTCTCCTGAAGTCGAAGACTGTGTAGAAGCGGCGCAAAGTGATACTGTTGGGCTCAACCTTGCAATACGGGGAAGACCTGCACCTGCACTTGCAAGACCTGTACTACCTGCAATACCTGCACCTCCTCAAAATATGTCCACGAAACTTTTACAGGACTTCGCCCACCTCGCAGGGAGTAATATTGAGGCTAACATCCTCTTGAATGACAGTGACGATGACGTACCGATCTTCCAAAGAGATCCGAAAAGAACCATAGATATTATCAACGAGGGTAACAAGCAAAGAGCTGCCGAATGGGGCATGCCTCTGCATGAGGTGGAGGCGATGGTAGGCAGCGCTAGTACTTTCCGCGTCCCCTCATGCGGACTTTCCGCGAATAACATCATGAAATTGTTTTTGGATAGCGAAGAAAAGAACTACAGTTATGCGAAGGCAGAAAATCTGGGCTTACCAATGGTAAAGGAAAAGCTGGACTCTTTACCT